TTTATTTCTCCTAGTTTATGGGCTTTTGCCCTGCACGTATTTATAATATCAACCCAATTTTGGGTTGTTTTGGGCTGCATTTCCTGCAGAGAATACTCCGCGATTTACCAATTTAACCAGGCCTGTTGGCGTGGGCACAACAAATCCTTCACCTTCGGCTTGTCCAGCAGTGCTTTGCTCAAGCCCTTGTACTTGCTGTTCTAACTGTTGTGCCAGGTTCAATTTAAAATTGTAAATTGAATTCCAAATTGCCAGCAAGCCTAGATGTGCAGGACTGGGTACTGGTTTATTGTTAGCGTCCAACATGTACAGTTTGCCCGGAACATTGTCAGTGCTGGCGTTGTATTCTCCGTTGGCATCGGGGTTACCAGTTACTAATTCGCTGTACTGCTTGGCACTAGATTTGGTTTTCATCCAATTGGGCAGACTAAAGGTTGTGCCCCCAATGATACGTTGGTTAAAATAAGTCTGCATTTGTGCTCGTGTGCTGGCCGGCAATGAATTCAACAGTTGATCCACGGCTGCACCATAAGTGCTGACTGCTTGCTTGGCAGCAGTGATTAGATTGGCCGGAGCATTTAATTTAAATGAAATGCCAATGTTGGGCTGAATGATATCAACGCCACCAGGAACATTCTGCAGGCCTTTGCCATCCCAGGGCTGTGCCACTTGATCACCCAGGTTGGCAAACTTTTGGTGCACAACAATGCCCCCAGTTTTACCAGGGATAGTTTGCCCAAGTTCGCTGTTGACCGGAGTAGAGTACTGTACAAAATTGGGCTGGAATGTGTACTTGCCGCCTTGTGGCTGTAGTTCCCCGGCCCACATCAAGTCACCCCAGTAAAAACCTGGGCCCACTGTGGCAAGATCTAGTCCAGGCCATATGGCTTTTAATTTGGGATACAAATCAGTTCTTAGGTTTCCAGACTTTTTCTGTTGATCATATTTGACCCAGTCTTCGGGACTCTGTGCCGGATAGTTGGCGTCAAACATGTACTTGTCCATGACTGCCAATCTACCGTTGGGCATTCTGCCCCAGATCAGTGCAGGCTTGCCGTCCCACTTGATAGTGGTTTTGTCAGCATTGGCAATGGCCCCTTCAAGATCTCGTATGGCCTTGCTTGCGGCAGCACTGCCACCTAGAAAGAAAGCGTCTTCAGGATGTGGGATTCTTGGATCTTTTTTCTTAGGAATGGCTTCGCTTTCGATCAAGGCATACATGCCTTGATTAACAATTCGGTCACGCAGGCGAGCCAAGAAGTTGACTTCGTTGTACTCCATGTACAGGCTCTCTTTAACTTGCCCAGGTTCTTGCAATCCTTCTCTGGCCAAGTATTCACGGAAATCTGTTAGTTTAGCGTCACGCTGTGGATCTTTTGCCAGTGCTTGATATATTGTTTCAACATTCTTGAGACTTCGGCGATCGTTCCCCTTGCCCAATAATACACTGGCCACATAGTCAGGATCCATGCCTCCGTTGACCAATTGGTTGGTACTACGATCAAACATACCATTAGCACCAACTTTGAGTCCCAGTTGTTTGGCAATAGAGCTCATTAAAATGTTTCTATACACACCTTTGTATGCACTGTCTGTGCCACCTGCATAAAAGAATGTGCCCCAGTCCAAGTTAGGGAAAAACATAAAATCTGTTTGCACATAGCCATTTTTGGCATCGCCGGCAATGGGTGTCTTAAAGTGCACTTCGCCTTTTTTAACCACCCATTCACGTGGGTCTTGAGCTTGGCCTTGAATATACTGTGAGAGCTTTGCAGCCAAGGCATCTTTGTTTATTTCATTGAGATCCACTGCAAGATCCAAATCCCCAGATGAGGCAGCTTTGCCAGTACTGCCCAGCCACTTGATTGGAGTCTTTGTAGCTGGGTCAATCTCTTTGCTAAAATCAACTCCAGTAACTCCTTCAAGCCATTTAATAGTGGCAGGAACATCAGCTCGATTAATACGCTGTGTTAGGGGTTGTCCTTGGGCATCTTTAAAAACATTGCCACCTTCAGTCAGCATTGGTGCGCCTTACTGTGCGAGTAAATTTTGTGGGATCTCGGTCACGTATGGCGTTCAGTAGCTTGCGAGTGAGATTTTCTGCCTGCTCTGGGGAGAACTCGGCCTCAATTTGTTCAACCAAACGAATGGCGGAGGAAATGATATTAGAGGCACGGCTTTCAATTATATAACGGCGATCGCGATCGCTAGATCGCTCGTCATATATTGAATCCAATTCCTCAAGAATACTTCGTGTTTTTTTCTGCATAATCTGGTCTCGAATTATTTATTCTAAATATCAAAGAGTTCAAGCCATTTTGTCTGCACAAGAACATTGGGCACAGTGCTTAAAATAGGTATATATGGCTATGAAGATACACACGCACAATGATTGGGACCCACTTGAAGAGATAATAGTCGGGCATGCACATCACTTTCGTGTCAACACCGACATCAGTAGTCACAGCTTTAGTTTTGCTGATCGAGCAAGAGAAGAGATCTTGCACATGGAAGGGCCCATGCCACAGTGGTTAATTGACGAGGCCAATCAAGATGCTGATACCTTGGCCAGCACACTACAGCAGTTGGGAGTAATTGTGCATAGACCAAAGAAAGTGGATTGGAACCAAGAATTTTCCACTCTAGATTGGACCAGCCGTGGTTGGCAATCTTGGTGTCCTCGAGATCTCATTATCAATCTAGGCGACATGTTGATTGAAACGCCAAGTCCAGTGCGCAGTCGTTATTTTGAAACTCAAATCTATCACGACATTTTGTATCAAGCATTTGACGATGGCGCTCTTTGGATGTCTGCTCCTAGACCAAGACTGCTTGATACCCTCTATGATATTGAAGGCGATACTCGTGGACGTAGTACTTTGTTGGATCACGAAATCTGTTTTGATGCGCCAAACATTGTGCGTGTGGGGCGAGACATTCTGTATCAAATATCCAATTCAGGTAACATGAAAGGTTTCAAGTGGCTACGGCGTTTGCTAGAGCCCATGGGGTATCGGTTACACTACAGTGAGCTGTACAGCTACGCACATTTTGACAGCACAATTATTCCCTTGCGGCCAGGGCTGGTGCTGTTGAATTCTAGTCGGGTAACTCCGGACAACTGTCCCGATATCTTTGCCAAATGGGATAAAATCTGGTTCCAAGACTGTGTGGGGCCGGAAAAAGTTGTTCCTGGACACTTTGCGCCTTGTTCGCCCTACATTGGTATGAACATACTCAGTGTTGATCCCGACACCATTATCTGTGATGATCAGCAGGTGCCACTCATGCGAGAGTTAGAAAAATGGAACATCACATGTGTTCCCATTAGATTTAGACACGCAATGGCCTTGTCTGGAGGCATGCATTGTGCCACACTTGACCTACGACGTAACGGCACACTAGAAGACTACTGCTAGAAAATCAGTTACCAAAATCTTTTGTACATTTCAACCAGCTCGGGGAAAGTTTGTTCAAAAGATTGTCCACGAGCTTGATCAAATTTTTTGATATCACGGAATGCCCGGGCAATGCGATCTGTGTCTTCTTGCCAGCCTTTTGGAACTAACCCAACACGACCTATTTGTTTTAAAGCCTGGATCAATTCTTGGCTGCAGGCGTCAAGCGAATAGGTGCCATGAGCAAGGTGTCGAGTATAATTTACAATGTCACCTTCACGATTGTTACTGAAGTTTTCTTTTACCCACTGGTCCGTGTGGTCAAGGTACAGCACATTGAAAATTGATATGGTTTCTTCAACCACAAACATTAAGTTACTGGGACAGGTGTCTCGTATGGTGAAGATATTAGAAACTGTATCGTCCCAGTTGGCTGGCCACCGCAAATATTCAAACTTGTCTTGAACACCATCAATACTGATGTGTAATTTTACAAGGTGAGTCTTTTCAATTATATCAAAGTATTTTTCAGGAATAGGTTGAGTACCATTAGTTTGGAAACAAATTGTCAACTGTTCTTTGGCGTTGGGGACATTGTCCACCAGCCACTGTGCCACATTCCAGTATTCTTGACCCAACAAAGTCTCGCCGCCAGAAAATACCAATTGTTTCAAATTGCTCAAATCTAATTTTTCAAGAGCGGCAATGACATGCTCTTTTTTTCTAGAAGTAAAAATTTGTCCAGGCCATTCATTTATTGTTTTTAGATGATGTTGCCAGTAGGTACTGGACTGAGGACCACAGGTACGGCAGGCAAGATTACAGCTGATATCAAACATCAAGTCAATACGTGCCGGCCCTGATAAATCAGTTTTTCCATATACACCTAAACCATCATTCATGCCTGTACGAAAACTGGGCATGCCAGACTTTTCTATATTTTTACAATTGGCACACCCTTCGTCCCATTGCTGGTCTACAGAATTTTTTTGCCTAAGTGGTATGAAATTCTTGTCATTCCAAAAATCACTAGAGGCATCTATAGAAAATGCCGAGCTGCGTAGACAACAGTGCTTGGCAATGACTTCGGCATTGTGATTGAAGCCTAAAGATAAACCACCATGGATCATGGCACAGTAAATGTCTTGCGTCATGCTTTTTTAATTTGCCCAAGTAATTGTTTGAGCTTGGTACTTTGTACATCTGCAGATATCTTGGGCGCATCAGTTGATTGTGCCATGGGTTTGTCCCAGGCATGAGTACCAGTGGGTTTTTCCCATTTAGCCGGTGCATCTTCTGCAGGAGTTACATTGCTTTTGGCTTTGATTGACTCATATATGGAGGGTGCATGTTTCTTGAACTCTTGGTAGCTCTCGTCCTCTACAAGATCTCGTATGCGCAATGTGTCAATGTCAAACTCCAGTTCCACTTTTTGTCCCACGCCCGAGCTTGAGCGTGTTTTCATACACTGGATCTGATAGCGCCCACGCTCACGCATGGCTCTGCTGGTAAAGATGCCAAACACATTGTCTGCTGTGTTGATCTTGGAAATACCACCCGAAATATGACTGTGATCAAACTCAATCTCTTCCACTGCCGCTCGATTCAACTGTGACGCAGTGACAAACAAGATGTTGAGTTCTTTGGCCAAGTTACGTAGTTCTTCCGAAACATACTTGTCTTTCACAAACAAGTCATTTGGCGATACCTTGGCAGATACTGGCATCAGCAAGTCCAAGTAGTCCACACAGAGGAAGTCTGCCTTGAGTCCGGTTTGTATCTGGAGCTCTTTGAGATAGGCCCGGATGTCGTTTACAGTGGATTGTGCCGGCATGTACTTGATACGCAACTGACCCGACTTCTTGGCCATCATCTTGACCTTCATTTCTACATTGTCAAGATCCTTAAAGATGTCACGTGCCGCAGTATTGGTCATCATGGAATCAATACGATATGAGCACAGTCCCTCGCTCAGTTCCAGCGTGATGTACGCACCCGAAAGTCCGGCCTGGGCCCAGTTTACTGAGAGATTCTGCATGAACAACGATTTGCCTGACCCTGACCCGCCAGCAAAGATATTAAGCTCACCTCTATTAAATCCACCATACAATAGCTTGTCCAGTGCAGGCCAGCCTGTGCTGTTCTGCCCGTTGTTGCTCTTGAGCAACATCAATCGAGCACGTGGATCACCAAAATAGTCTGTGCCCATGTCTTTTGTGAGAGATATTTGAACTGCGTCCTTGATCAGTTTCTCTACAGGGGCATACTCACCCTTCTCCAGCAAGTCTGCTGATTTAAGGATAGCCCTCTCAAGCTCCTGGCGGCGTGTGAATCCTTCAAACTCTTCCAAGAACCAATCAAAGTGCCCCTCGTTGAGATCAGGAATGTGCTCTAGTTTGATACCCGTGGTGGCTGACAACTGGGCACGGTCGGGCATGGTCTTGTGTTTGTCGCTGTGTTCTTTGATAAACTCGGCAGCAGGACGTAGGCTCCGATCAAAGTTTTCAGGATTGTATATGTTCTGTACACGCACATAGCTTTCGGCATCCATGAGCATCATCTCTAGGAACAATCGCTGTACGTCAATTCCGTATTCTTTTAACAAGTTGTCGTTTCCTTAGTTCTATTTTGATCTTGCTGGTCTCACAAGCCTGCATGATATGTATCAAGGTCGCTAGACGACCAAAACGCTTTGCCGCATCGTTGACATCCTTTACATCTGCAGGCCACTCGGGTATGCTCACAGCCCATCCAAGTTCAACTGCGCGATCAATCAGCTTTGTGCCTGCTTCATCTTGGTCTGGCACTACTATGATTTCGCGATCCAGGCTACGTATGAGACGCACCTGTGCATCATTGATCTCGGCGTGCAACACAGCCAGACCACCAATCGAAAGTGCATCAAACACACCTTCAACCACTATGGCATAACGCCAGTCTGCACCTTGCAAGTCTGTGCCAAACACATAACCTGGCTGTGTGTCATGTATGTACTTGGGTTGGCGATTGTCCAACATTCTTGAACTGTAGCCTACCACACGATTGTTGTAGGTAAACGGCACTATAACATGTGGACGTGTCCAATGCACCATGTCGTTTTCTATCACAGTCATCACAGGATAGTCTTTGGGCACACTGCGATTTCTCAAGTAATCCCATTGCATCGTGTGTTGTGCAGTAACTAGTTCTGCCGCTGGCGGTAGTTCTCGTTCTTCAAACTCTATGCATTGCAAGGCGTTGCTGACTTGTTGTCGATCAGTCAACAACCCTTCCATGCTACGATGTCTTAGGCTTTCGAGATTGATGCGTTCAATCTCTTCTTGTGGCACATTCAACCAGGCCAATAACTTGCGGGCTTTGAAACTGAGATTGCGACCCAGGATGAAACTGGCTGTGTAGCCGCAGTTGAAGCAGTGATAACTCCAACCCTGATCATTGATCTTGACACCACCTCGTTGGCGTCGGTCAGCAGATTCTCCGTTGTGCGCACAGCAGGGCGCATTGAAACTTGTCCAGCCCGATGAGGCCTGCTTTCGCTTGCCTGGAAGATACTGTTGTAGATTGATCACTTAGTGAGTATAACATAATCTATCTCAGGAATCAACATATCTTGGATAAGTTTGTGCCCTTGTTCGTTAGGATGTCCACCCGGTTTGATCAATTCACGTTTTCGATTGCCAGGATGATCTCGAAAATGGATAGTCCATGCAAAATCAGGCCAGGTCAAAGTTCTAACTGTGGGCATGGCCCGCACTGGCGGCATGGTGTTCCACATCAAGGTGGGGATATTGGCATTGGCAGCATGCCCATCGATCAACATGACTGTACGGCGATATCGATAGTCCCAAAGGTCTTTACACTCGGTCAGCACCTGGTGGCGTTTGATCATGTCTGTATACTCAGGCCCAATCACACTGCTGCCAAAGTGCACCCAGGTGCTGTGTACAAATTTGTTCCAGGGAGGATCATTTGAGTAATGCACATGATTGGGATTGTAAAAACTAGCGCGATTGCTTTCGGTCAAGAACACCACAACAAGACACCGCTCGGGATGGGGTTCATGGTCCAACCACCAAAGATAGGTCCACTCGGTGCTTTCTAGACTGCCGCCTGGTATGCCAAAATTTTCCACTGGCAGGCCATAGTGTTGCCCCAGTAGGCCCAGGAACGAATGGCTTTCGCGATAGTGTGTGTTTTGATCCCAACTGGAATGAGCTTGGTGGTCTTTTGCTACCAGCGCAGGGTCCAACAGTTCGTCCCCGTACATCCAGGAGTCACCAAATCCAACAATTTTATCTACTCTCATCTATAAGTGATCAAGTCTACGTTGCCTTCGATTATTTCCAGGCCCAATCTTAAATAGGGATGATAGCCCTCTACGTTGATACCCACTCTCTCGGTACTGTCAATAAAGTTCAGTTCATCGCGGGTGGTATTGGATTTCAAATCATAAAAAGGTATGTCATACCATTCCTGAGAAGTGTCGGCATCAAGAGTAGATCCCTCCACTCTCAAAGTGCCAGTGAATTGTGCAGGGTCCAATTGGAAGGTGGTCAATCGGCGTCCGTCAGTAAAGAGCACACTGGTATAATACACACTACTGTCAGGTGCTTGGCTGGGAATAGTCAACTCAGAACTGGCCACAAATGCTGGGAACACTGAATTCACAATGTCAATAGATCCACGTGCTCCTGCATAATCATCTGTGAACACAGCTTGATCTAGTATGCCCGAACTGACTTCCAGGCTCCATGATGCAGGTTGTGCCTGGAACGCAAGAGTGTCAACTGCAGGGATGGTTACCTTGGCCCTCCCCAGTCCGTTGTTCAAGCTCACTAATTCCTTTGCATACAGCAGATTTTCCCCATTCTGACTGATGATACGGAAAGTGAATGTAGCTCCGGAAATGTTGACCGGTTTCTGATCTTGATTCTGGAATTGAAACAAGATCACATTATCTACACCAAGATTAAGTTTTAAATTTTTTGCATACACTGGGCGCCATCTCCGATTGAATACATCACCTACACCGGTGATGTCTACCAAAAGTACAGACTGAATTTGTTGATATAAATAGGCTGTGGTTACGTACATAGGATTCTCTAACGATATTTATGGATGATCGAATGATCAAGATGTTAAACGAACGCTATCCCTTTCTCACTTTATGTGTGTATGCGGGAGAAGAATACGTGGGCATCGTGCAAAACCGTGACGATATAGTCACAACTATCTACGATTTTGGTTCTCTCACTGATGCTGGATTTAAATCTCTGTTTTTAGAGCTGGCTAATACATGGTGGTGGGAAAGCAATCGTAGCATACCCATCAACATCTTTCTCCGTGGAGAATGGGATCAGTTTCGTGGGTGCCTTAAAACTTTTAGCAATCGAGATCTGCAAATTATGCATGGCCCTGCCTGCAGTCTGCAAGAGCTTGCTCGCAAAAAAACCAAACGTCGGTCGATTACTCTAGTTAGAGTTGTCTAATAGATTCATATGTAGAGCTACTAGTTTGGCATAACCAATAGCATGACTCTTCTTGAACACAAATCCACGGCTGCTGTCCCCGTCCCAGACCGAATCAAACACTTGATCCCAGGGCAAATTTTGCAAATGCGCCTTGCCCGGACGTATAATTGATATAAACGCTGCCATGCGTTCTATGCTATCAGGACGCATGCTAGCCAGTAGAGTGTTATAACGACCAATGTGTATGAGTTGCTCGGCCCAGGCAGGTTCCAGCCACAGTCTAGACCATGTGGGCAGGCGTGTCAATAGCGCCTGATAGTGTTCTTCATTCTGTATCAACTCATACACACTCACGTTCAAAAGATCAATCTTGAAATAGCCACGTGATTCAGCTTCTTGATATTCAATGGCTGCACACCCTGACATGGCATCCTGCGGCACAGCAGTCACGTACACGCCAGAATTGTGTCTACGTGCTCGGCCATCCACTGTTTGTCGGGCCGGTGTGTGCTGAATAAGATTTAAAATTTTATTTCTATCAGCAAAGTCTATGTCAATATCTGCGCTCATTTAGGTATCCTGTTAGGGAAAAAATCTTGCAATGTACCTGTTCTGTCTAAATCAGTTGTAACACAGTGCACGCCACCATCCCAAAAATATCTGTGCCTAAACGGCACAATATGCGGTGTAATACCATAACGGCCCAATGCTTCAAAAACTTGTTGATTGTAGTTAAACACTATAACATTTTTAGGATCAACAATCAACATGTTGACATCAAACACGGTTTCTTCCACATAGCCTGTCCAATGTCCTAGCCATGTTTCTACAACATCAATAACATTGGTATCTGTCTCAAATCCAGGTATCCACCACTTGCCTGCATTTTTTAGTTTTAATTGAGCAAACTCTTTGACTGAACCCCAACTTTGATTGGGCAAATACACAACCTCCCAGCCCGGGAATGTGGTTTCATATGTTGGTATGTCATGTAAACTAATGATCAATCCTGGACACACTGGGCAGTAGGTGCCATCACTGTGCCCGCCAGTGTTGATGATGTGATTGCGATATTCTGGATAGGATGCATTTACAAATGGTACAAGATGTTCTCGGTTTTGTCTAAGAGTTCTTGTACCAAAATAAAGATCTTTTCCGATCCTGGTTACCATAGCACCATCTGAAAATTGTCCCAACGATTCTTTGATGGTATTGCCTTGTGCCGCAATATGATCAAAGATGTCATCGTAGGATGAATAAAATTCAATACGTTCTTGCAATTGATGAGTTTGATAACATTCATGTTGAATGTACGTGGGCAATGTATTCAGTTCTTCAACACTGTTGCACTCGGGCCAATCACTCTGTTTGACATGGTTGTAAAACGTTTTGAAATCAAATTGATAACCTTTGTAAAACGTTTCCCCAATCATTATCATGTAATCCCTAGGAGTCATTGGTGGTGGTAAATGCTTGCCTCCTATGAACGTATTTTTAGGCAACTTAGGTCGTAGTACGTCAACACCAAACGACTGTAACTTGGCAATAATTGCTTGATAGTCTTCTTCTGTTTCTATAGCAATACGTTCAAATAAAGATCGAACATGTGGTACTGTGATCCAATTATAAAACTCAGGTGGATAACTACGCCCTACAATACAAACCTGTAGTGGGTCCCAATGTTGGTGCACAGAATATGTTGTCATTACCATCCTGCCTGTTGTAAAAGTTCTTGTGAATAGGATTGATCTGTCTGTCGATCTTGAAAGCATTTTTGCCAAGTGTCAGTGTCTACCCAAGGCCAAATCATGGCCACTTGTTCACTGTTGATACGAGCAAGAAATTCTTGCCCGCTTGTGCAGTTATAAACTGCCCAGGCAGTGACTCGTCCTCGAGTGATGTCATGACATATAGCATTGTCGTTTCCAAACCGCAGATAATCTGAACTGGTATTGCCAGTACGATCTTGCCAAGCCATCGCAGTTTCAATTGCTCGAGTTAGCGCATCAGTTACTGCTTCTCGTCGTACATGTTGTAGCAAATAGTCACTGTAGGACTTGTCCTTGCACCAATGATCAATTTTGACATTGTTCTTGATCAACCATTCTGTGAATTGTGCAAAGTTTATTACCCGTGTGGTTTCACAATAGTGCCCAAATTTAACAAAGCCTCGATAATAGGCACTGCCAGCAAAGTCGTCAAATGTCCTGAGCTTGGCTGATCCCTGGGCTATTTCATAAAAGCGTAGATAAGCCTGTAGACCCAAGCGCACTCCACGTTCGTCTTTTTCTTGGTGACGTCGTTTGGGCTCGCACATGTGCACTACAAGAGTAGTCTCTTTTGCAAAGTTTTTTTTACAGTATTCGCAAGTGTGCATTGATTTGCAAAGAATTAAATAATCAACAATTATTTTTCTTGACCAAGATCCCGGGTGTATTGATCAAGTTCTTTTTTGGTCACCAAAGTTGACAAGGTTGCAATGTCTTGCGACTTCATGGCAGGAAACAATTGCGACAATTGTTTCTGTGTAGAATTTGATGCACCATCTTTTTTCTTGGGAGAGATCCACTGATGTCGATGCGTACCCATGTCCGGACTGACCGATGTGGCCATTAGCCATTGCAGTTTGGGGTGACGATTCACTGTGAAAAAATGTTTGTTGAGACGTTCGTTTGTGGACACAACATAAAACTCTTGCAGGTCTCGACTACCTTGCACACTGGATCCCCAGCGTATCATGAGATAGTTAGAAAATTTCTTTCGCTCTTCATCAGTTAGGCTGTCATAAAAATCGCGATTCTTGCGATCAAACTGCGCCATTTCATTGTGTATTGAAAGTTTATCCACGGTTTGTCAAATTAAATGTGTTGACTGCTAGTCGCACTTCATTTTGCAACTTTCTTACAGTACGCTTGAGCGTATCAATTTCTTTTTGTTGGGATGCCAGCTGTTCTTTGAGGCTGCTCACTTGCGGGTCTTGTGCTGTGGGTTTTATTGGCAGTGTTTGAGGAGCGGCGTTTGATTGATATTGTGTCATTGTTTACCAGGCCTTTTGATAGTCAACTACTTCGCAGTTGCGACTGATGTCTTTGACAAAGTACACACACTCTGGCTTGGGGCCACTGGTGTAAGGCACCGCCAGCATCTGCCCGTTGCGCAGTTTAGGTGCATACCAAGTGACATCATGATACACATCCAAGATCTCGATCCTGGGAAAGCTGGGTCGGAAACTGCTGAGAGGGTTAAACTCAAATGCTCGAAAACCTCGATCATTAATGCTAGTCAAGGGAAGCATTTCTAGATCACCAACTTCGGGTTCGCCAATCAATATTTGCCAGTCCATGGGCATCTTGATATCGTATTCGTCTATGCGTAACACAAGAGCTGGTGCACTAAAACTTTCTAAAAAAATCAACGGGATGTATCGGTGGTCTGGATCATTCGGGTCGCTATTGTCAAAAATAGCAAAACGCATGTCGTCTACCTCTTCTGGTAGAGAGTCAAGTTCAAAAACAGTATTATCTAGAGTAAGTATTCGCATGTGTTAAGTGTACAGTATCTAACAAGATAAGTCAAGTTTATTTAATTTTCATCCATTCCAGCTTCTCAGCTGAGAAAGGATAGTTGGCTTCCTTGTAGAACTGTTTGCGCTTGGTCAAGTGACGTTTGGCAAACTTACAAGTTGATGTTATGTCCCAGATCTGAACATGTTCTTTGTCTTCCGCTTTACGTATGCCACGACCAATCGACTGAATAACTCTAACAAAGCTCTTACCAGGCTCAATGAGTACCAGATTAAAAATGCGGGGAATGTTAATACCAACAGCAGCCACCCCATAAGTTGCCACAATGATTTTGCCTGTTGCATCAGCCACTTCATCATATTCATCTTGTCTATCTTTTGCTTTGGTGGCACCACTTACAAACACAGCACCATCACCCAGTCGTTCTACCAATGCATTTCCTGCGGCTACCCTGTCCACAAGCACAAGTGTATTGCCTGTTTCATTTACTCGGCGTATCAAGTCTGCCATTGTGTCCAAGCGACCAGGTTCCTCCAAGAGATATTTAAGCTCACTTTGGTATTCTTTATACTCCACGTGGTCCACCAACTGCACAATGTTAACGTGACACTGTGCCAGCACACCTTGTTGCTGTAGTTCATTGGCACTCAAGCGTCCAATAACAGGTCCAAGACTTACCAGCAGACTTTGGCTTTCAAATTTCTCTTTGGGGATAGTTCCCGTCAACCCCCAACGAATTGGCATTCTAGCCATCACGCCTGTCAACAGAGTTTTAAGTGCTTCTGCTTTGGCCATGTGTACTTCGTCTACAATAACACATACCACACCTTCCAAGAACTCTTGTATGGTTACTTCGCCTGTTCCTGCCTTGGTGTTCTTTAACAGCACATTTAGACTTTGCCAGGTGCATATGGTGTGTTGACGTCCGTATTCTTTCCTGTCGCCAAAGAACACACCAACATCTTGCTCCATGTTGATGTAGTCTTTTTCTGTTTGGGTTACTAAGCTCTTGTTGGGCACAATAACAATTGATCGGCCATATGGCGCAATGGCATTTGATAATGCCGCTGTCATAATAGTCTTGCCTGCACCTGTGGCCACTTCTTGCAAGCATTGTGGGTTAGCCAGGAAGTTGTTCACAATCTCAACTTGGTAGTCCCGCATGATAATAGGGTCACCTGCGGCAGGATGACCTTTGGGCCACTTTACATGTGCAAACGAGTCCTCACGCACTTGCTCAAATGCAAACGTAGTGGAGTATTCTCTTTGGTCATCCAGTTCAATGTCGTAATTGAATTTTTCTAATGTGCCAATGATGTCAGGCAAGAGATTGACATAGGTGCTGCCGCCAAGCTGAAAAAAGCCAACCTTGCCATCCCATCGGCCCAGACGTACCGCAGGAAGATACCTGGCATAAGGCACATCATACTTGAATTGGTTGACCAGGGCTCTACGAGCATCAAGTTCTAGTCCCTCAATTTTGACATTTACCTCGTCGCGTATGATTAGAGTTGCCTTCCTCATGTTATTTGTATGTCCTGTATCATCTGTTTTTTTGCAATAGCTTTTATTATAGCAGATCTTTCACTGGGGTTGTACTTTAATTGAGCAACCTTGAATTTTACTGGCAATAGTCTGATATCATTTGGGTCATCTATGTCATGCTTGCCAAAAAAACTCTGTTGTTGGTAGAAATAAGTTTTGATATTTTCAAGATCCTGTGTCAGTTGATCGGTATCATGATCGTAAAAAGTCGCAATAAAATCTGCACTGTAATGATCAAATGGGCTAAACATGTCGTCTGCTATATATTGATCATTGTCACGGGCCAGGTGCAGTGCGGATTTACCTATTTCAACATAGTTAAGGTACACTCCCCCAAATTCACAACCCAGTTGTCCGTGTTGTTGTTGCAGATCTAGTGGCAAGGTTTTGATTTTAGGCATACCAAACCATGTGCATACAAATTCTGGTTTGCGTTGGGCCAGATACTCACATCGATGCACTGCCAGATTGAGATCACACAGAGCTTGTCTGACCTGGTCAGGTGCTTGATACCAAAACTCATGCTGTTGTTGATCTAGCATACCATGATAGCGTTCAAAAATATTGTGCAAGTAATTCAACACGTCTTGATCATATACCGAACAAAACTTGCGCTTGATAATGTGTTTATGTTGATTGATTGTCTTGATGGCGCCCATGACCATACGGCTGGCTCGCTCACGTTCGGTATGGTAGGAACCAAAATGATAAAATCTAGTGGGGTCATCTAGATTGTAGGAGTGCCGGATTGCCATACGTTCCAGCCAAAGTTTGGCAATCGGCGTAGGCTCCACGGCAAATTCAAAACGGTTACCACCAATGGTTATCACTAGATCACAGGGCATACATATAGTTATCAGTCAAAAAAAAGAGGTGCCGTATTAGGGCACCTCAAACAATCGGCCTAGGAGCTAAACTATAGTGGCCGACTGGGTACTGCTTAGTTAGGCTTCATGCATGTTGTCTCGGCCATCAAGCGCCATTTTGCTGGGAAGCTCTTGACCAAATCTGCAATCTTGAGCGCCATGCGCAAGCTCATCTCACGCAAGCGAGCTTGATTGGTGTTCATGAACTCAATGATGTCGTCTTGATGGTACTGTTCAAATTCGTAGTCCTGGAACAACACACCATCGTTAGCAATTTGTTTGATGCGCAAGATCTTGTCACGCATGGTGTCCAGAGTCAAGTCAAGATAGTGACAACGTGACTGCAATGCATCCAGGTGATCCCGCAATTTTTGCGATTTCATCTGATCAAACTTCAAGTTAGTGATAAAGATAACACTACCTTTAAACTCAAAACTGTCTGGGATGCCTTCTCTGCGCAAGGCACTGCTCTCTGACAACCAAGAAATTTTACGTTTCTTGCCTGAGTCCAATGCACCCTTGAGCAAGTTGAGTGCAACATCATCTAACAAGATGCTGTCACAGTCATCAAACACCAACACACAATTGGCGTCACTGTATTTGTAAAGTGTTTGGTACAGGCCAATTGGGGTGGCACTTCCCTTGACTACTTCTGCACGAAGTCGTTTGTCTGCAATCTTGTCAAACAAGCAAGCCTTGTCAACTTCTTTTTCAACGCCAAAGCTCTTGCCCACGCCTGGCGGGCCGCTCACAATCATAGCACGGATGTCGCCGGCAGTACATGCCCTGGTCATCTCTGTAAGGATCTCAAAACGCTCACGAATGCGAGCCATTGCCTCTTCTTCAGTTTCTACTGCTACTGGTTGTTTGAACTCTACAGTCTTGGTCTGGGCTGTCACAGTGTCTCCTCCAACAATTTCAATATCCTCGATGCCGCCAACACGGACACGCACCACGTCAAACTCGGGACCAAAATGCCCCTCGCTTTTAACAGTCACAAAACCGCCTTTGGCGCCTTTTGTAAAATCTTTAACAAGAGTAAACGCAACACCACGCACGTTTTGATTGCGATAAGTGCCTTTGTGTATTACAACTTGGGTCATTGTCAGCTCCTTTTTTAGTTTATACAAGTATTATAGCAAAACCAGAATTAGGCGTCAACCGGGGCAAACATCTTGGCACCCTGCACCATGAATACCCCAAAAGCTGTCATGGTTTTTTCGCTGTAAACCATTGCACCATTCTTTTGAATGTCTTGCAACAGTTCCAAAAATCCCAGGCCCAAAAACTCTTGTTCTTTGTTGAGCTGGGCAATTGCGGTAGCTATTTGCATACTGGTTCCTTTTTGTTAAACTATGCTATATTATAGCAAATCGAGTATTTCTGGTCAACCATTCTAAATGTGGCTTTTTTACAACAAAAACTGCTTATTTTTTAAGCACTTCGTAAAATCTCTGATTTATAATGTCCATTTCCTCTTTGGAAACGTAGAAATCTGTAGTGGGATCGTAGTAAGCACCTTCTTTGTTGTCATAATACAACACTTGGCCTGAGAAGTTAAAAGGGCCCTCCAAGCCTTTACGGGGCTCGTACCGGGTGCGCATCATGTCTGTAGTGTCTACAACCTTGTAACCCATTTTGGACTCCTTATTTCTTACAATACTTCTATTGTAGCAAATTGGGATTTATTGGTCAACCAGGATATTTTGGGTACTTGGGGCGTCCGGGGCAAAAGGAGCAGTTGGGATCATTACAAACACTTTCCAACGATGAGTTACAAGTTGTACAATAATTGCTGTCATATTCAAAATTATAATCAACTGGATTACCACATTTAAAACACCCAGTTTTGTTTCTGGGGTCAAACATTAACTCAGCATTATTATTGGTCGATTTTTTACTCATAATATGATTCATATTCAAATTGCGTTTATGTGGTCCAATTATCATGCTCATTGCCTTTTTGATTATTTACTATACAAGTATTATAGTAAAATAGGGACTCATTAGTCAATCAGAAATAAAATTAAATTAATGATGTGTGCCAAAAACGTTTGATTAGGCCATCATCAATTTCGTGCGGTTTGGGCTGGCCGTGAAACACCATGACCGCGGTATCGGTGGGTACAATTGATCCTGCACCTGGTCTGGCATATCGTTTGGTCTTGGGGTCAATGCCCCCATCTTTAATCTGCCAGCGCCAACTGCGTATCAATTGATCATTAAAGTAGCGCATACGATTCTCAGGCAAGGCTTTGTTCAAGAAGTCTTGATCGCCGCGATAGTTTTTAATTACTTCTTTAAGCTGAGTTTGATTGAAATGATTCCAGGGCTCAGAAAACTTTGCATGATCCCAATACATCATGCTACTGTTCATGCCCTTCCAGTGCGGTTTCCAAAGATGCCGCCAGTCATTGATGGTCCAAAAATATTGTGTATCCAGGGGCAGTAACCAATCAAGCGGTCCGCAAATGACCACATCAAGGTCAAAATACAACACAGTACCTAAGTCATGTACAGGATCAAACATTTGCATTTTGTACCACCAGGCGCGGCGAGTATTGCTGACCTCGGGCCATTCTTGCAGGCTATGTTTGATCATGTGTGGTGGCACATTTCGGGCGGCCTCTGTGAACACATGCATGCGGACTTCACGCGATACATTGCGTGCAATCATGGCATGTAGATTTTCCACATAACTCCAGTCATATGTGTTGCCATGTATTACACATGCGCAGTTTAAGTATTGTGTCATTGAATGATATTTATGCTGTTATCTACGCATATAAATAACCGATGAAGACTACAGTACTCGTTACAGGCGGATTTGATCCCGTGCATTCCGGGCATATCAGTTATTTTGAAGCTGCTCGTCAGTTAGGCGACCGGTTAATAGTGGGTGTCAATAGCGATGCCTGGCTCACTCGTAAAAAAGGTCGATGTTTCATGCCCTTGAGTGAACGCATGGCTGTTGTTGGCAGCATGCGATGTGTTGATGAGGTAATTGTGTTCAATGACTCCGACGGATCAGCCACAGCTGCCATACAAGATGTCCTGAATAGCCATCCAAATGATCGTGTGATTTTTGCCAATGGTGGTGATCGGGGCAGTGACAACATACCCGAAACCCAACTTGCTAATCCACGATTGCAGTTCCATTTTGGAGTGGGTGGGGCAAACAAGCAAAATTCTAGTTCCTGGATCTTAGAAGAGTGGAAGGCTCCCAAGACCAGGCGAGCCTGGGGCTATTACCGTGTGTTGCACGAAACAGCTGGTGCCAAAGTAAAAGAACTCACGGTTGACCCTGGCGCAGCCTTGAGTATGCAACGTCATTCAGATCGATCAGAATTTTGGTTGGTAGCGTCTGGCGTGGCATCAGTTTACACCCTAGATCGAAGTACAGATGCTGATTTGATTGGGCAGTTCCAACAGCACGAATACATTCATGTGGCCAAAAATGATTGGCATCAACTGGTTAACGAAGAGGCCAGCCCACTACGAATTATAGAAATTCAGTATGGTGAACGCTGTGACGAAGAAGATATAGAACGGAAACTAGCATGAAACCCATACCAGTATTTGTTGGATATGATCCACGTGAGGCCATTGCTTATCATACCTGTGTAAATTCCATCATACGCAATGCATCAGCGCCAGTTGCTGTGGTGCCAGTGGCCTTGAATCTTTTTCAAGAATATCAAGAGACACACACTGACGGCAGTAATCACTTTATCTACACTCGCTTTTTAATTCCCTACCTCATGGATTTTCATGGTCGAGCAATCTTTATTGATGGCGACATGATTGTGAGAGGAGACATTGTAGAACTGTACAACATGATGGACATGTATAGCGATGTGGCTGTGGTCAAGCACGATTACAAAACAAAAATGAAAGAAAAGTATCTTGGTGCCCCCAATGAAGACTATCCAAGAAAAAACTGGAGTTCAGTTATAATATGGAACTGCAACAGTTTCCCCAATCGACAACTCACGCCCGAATTTGTGCAAAAACAACCAGGTAGTTTCCTACATAGATTCACCTGGCTTGATGATGCACGTATACAGGCGTTGCCACCAGAATGGAATTGGTTGCCTGATGAATACGGGCCAAACCCCGACGCCAAGCTCTTACATTATACCTTGGGCACTCCATGCTTCCACGAATTTGCCAACACTCCTCAAGCACAAGATTGGCACTGTGAACGCCTGCTGACCGACTACTGTCAACAAAGGACTATTGAATGATTTTGCCCACAGCACTAGTTGATCGTTGGCCAGCAGAAGAATACAAACAACAACACAACACTGTAGAATCAGCCCTGAAACACAGCGTGTCTGACCTACTGCGATTACACAACGAAATAGAAATATTAAAACGCATTGAGAATGAGTTTGCAATTTGTCCAATTCCTGAAGAATATGTTACCAAAGAATTAAGATACCATCTTAAACGCAACGGTGGAGATAGTTTAAATCAAGAATTTATCAATTATGTGATAAAGAGATCTGAAGAGTTTGATCGTTGTTTGAAATTTTCAGACTATCCTGCCATGATCATGGCAGCGTATCCAGACAGTAAATTTATAAGCAAGTCTCGATATCGTACCGAGGTTGAAAGCATACAAGGACCTGTGTTGTTGCGAGGTATAGCAAGTGGCAAAATTGCTGATCAACATCGTGCTCGAGGTGAGGACTACTATTTTATTGAGACGGGTTATTTAGGAAATTACCGATGTGACAACAACCTTACAGGTAGAAAAATATATCATCGCATTGTTAAAAATGCCATGCAACATTCTACCATAATGGATGTGCCCGATGACCGCTGGCGTGAGCTAGTGAGATTCAACCCCAATTTAGAATACCGCGGGTGGAAACGTACTGGCAGTAAAATATTGGTAGTAATCCCATCAGAAAAACCATTTCAGTATTACGGTCATAGTCGAGAAAAATGGATTGAAAAAGTTGAAAAAACAATTAGAAAGCACAGCGATCGAGAAATTGTTTGGAGAGCAAAAGCCAGCAGAGGTGAAAGAACCAACGACACTATCTACCACGCACTAGATGACGACATTTATGCCTTGGTCACTTACAACAGTATTGCCACCGTGGAGGCAATACAACACGGTATACCAGCCTTTGGGCTGGCCCCTACTGCGGCAGATCCTGTGTGTGGCAACAATCTTGCACAAATTGAAAATCCTGTCATGGCCGACGAGGAGAAAATTTACAAATGGTTATGTTCCATAGCCTACAGCCAATTTAGTCTAGATGAAATATTAACAGGCACAGCCTGGAGAATGGTATTAGAAAATGAGCAACGACCAACAATTGATAGTTAAAAGTTACTTGAGTAGTTTGCCCAAGCACATCAACGGTGACGAAAAGGTCATGGCATTGACTTACTTTGCCGAGGGTGCGGCTCGTTGTGGTGATCAAGCCACAACAACTCTTTCTCAAACATATGAACCATGTGATGTGGCAGCAATAATTGGCAATGCATTTGACTCTAACCCTTCTAAGACCCGACTGCTACATTACAAGGTTCGCAAAATGGTCATGGAGACCCAGCCACAGCTGGGTAAATATTGGCTCAGTATTGACAGCAACGTTTTTATCTATCGAGATCGGCTCAATCCTCACAAGTATTTGAGATACAGTTTCAATGGTGTGTTTCCCAAGACTGGCATCTATTGCAACGAGTCTCCAGGAGAAGAAAATTGGAACAACATCAAGCGAGATTACAACATGGATCTTGGTCCTTGGCGACAGAGAGGCAAACACATCCTTATCTGTCTACAGCGTCCCATGGGTTGGAGCATGCGAGGATTGGATCTAATGTCATGGTTGGAAAATACTTTTCAAACCATAAGGCAACACAGCGATCGGCCCATTCGACTACGATGGCATCCAGGTGATTGGAAAAACTTCCCTGCGGAGGTGGATCTGTCACGATTCAACGCTGTGATGAGTCCACAAGGTCGTCATATCACGGAAGATCTAAAAAGTTGCTGGGCTGTGGTATGTCACAACAGTACCCCGAGCTCGGTGGCCACGATTGAAGGAATCCCGGCCTTTATAACAGATGACCCTGGTTACTGTCAAGCAGGAGATGTTGTAAACACTGACCTTTCAATGATAGAAAATCCCATCATGCCCGATAGAGAACAATGGATTCGTAAGCTGGCTCAGTGTCACTGGAGCTTTGAAGATGTGCGGTCAGGACGTTGCTGGACGCACATGAGAAACTACGTCAAGTAAAATCTCGTAGCTGTTGTAGTTGAGTATCGTAGTCAGGGATAGCAAAGTCAATTTCGCTACGAGTATCAACTAAAACTTTATTAACAGTCTTGGGACCTTGTGTGCGTATAATGTGTTTGCCTAATTCATACACTGCATTGATTTTGCACAATAGGTCATACTTGTTGATCTGAACATTGTTGTTGACCAAGTGATATACTCCAGAGATTGCAGGATTGTTAATATACTGATCAATACACTTGGCCAACTGCAATGTAGTAATACCATTCCACCAGGCATTGTCCCACCCGGGTAATTCAGATTCTTTGTTGGTCAAAACCCAGTTAAGTAATCCGGTACCATTTTTTAGTTCAGGACCGATGATGCTCATTCTAAAAGTAATATCTTTTGAGTTGTTGATTTCCCCAAAACTTTTACTGCGCCCATATGCATTGGTTTCAGTATGTTTGTCAGCTTCAACGTAATTTCCACGTTGACCATCAAACACACAATCAGTTGACAAGTGAATTAGTCTTGTGTCAGTGCCCTGTAACTTGTGGGCACAATACTGTGGCCACCAGGCATTGATCGCAACGGCACGATCAGGACGATTGACGCAGTCCTTTACTAGTAGTCCAACAGCGTTGACAACAAAGTCAGTGTCTAAAGTTTCAAAGAACTGCTCAACATTTCCTTCAACATCTAACTGAGTTCTGTCTACAGAAGTAACGGTGTTTCCTTGTTGTTCAAGATATTTTACAATCACATGTCCGGCCATGCCGCGACTTCCAACTACAGTTACTCGCATATAAACCCACCTTTGATTAACATCTGTTTGATTTGTTCTTTGTTCATAATAAATGTTCTAGATGAAAATTCTTCTTGATCAAATTTTGGCAACTGTGAATACTTTGCTTCAAGTTCTGGAGTGCATTTTACTGGCAATGTTACAAAATAGTTTTTGTCATAGTAATAACTAAGCTCAGCATCATGCTTGCTGATCAACATTTCATCTAACTTTTCTCCGGGCTTGCTACCAATTTCTTTGACAGCAACTTGACCGTAGTGTTCCATTAATACATCGGCTATATCTCGTATGTAACAGGCTGGCATATTCATTACAAATGTTTCTCCGCCAATGGAATCTTCTGCGGCAGTAAACAACAAAGTGATGGCTTCTTCCAAGGTCAAGAAGAATCGTGTCATGTTAAGATCGGTGATAGTGATTGGCCCGCCAGATTTAATCTGTTCAACAAAGTAAGGAATAACTGATCCATTTGAACCCATGACATTGCCACCGCGAATACAAACTAAACGAGTGTGCGTACTTAGATCATTGCCTTGTATCACTAACTTTTCGCCCACTGCCTTGGTCATGCCATACAAGTTAAGTGGCTCAACTGCTTTGTCTGTGCTTACATCGATGACTTTGGTTACACCGTTAGCTATTGCGGCATTGACAATGTTGGTAGTCCCGGTAATGTTTGTTTTGATTGCTTCCTGCGGATGTTCCTCACAAATTGGCACATGCTTTAATGCCGCTAGGTGGAATACAATGTCTACGTCACGCATGGCAAACTTCACTGACTCATAGTCACGAACATCACCAATGACAAATTTCAATCTTGGGTCATGGAACTTTCGTTGCATTAACACCTGTTGTAGTTCTCCACGACTAAAACAAATAATCTCTTTGGGTTCGTAATTATCCAACAACATACGTATCAGCGTTTGTCCCCAACTACCTGTCGCCCCTGATACAAAGATTCGTTTGCCATCAAACATACGTTCTTTACGGATATGTAAAACTGATAGTCCGTGTATTTTACGATGATTTGGAACTGGATTAGTGCGAGAAATCTCACCAACGCCTCCCAATTCCTTAATCAATGATAACATAAATTTATCACTACGACAAAGGTGCCCTGCGGTTGCTGATGATGGTACTGGATTATTCCCGTCATCATCAATGTCATTGGCCCATACATACTCTACTGCAAATGTTCCTGAGTTTTTAAGACTGCGTATAGCATGTGCAAGTTCTTTTTTTAATGGAGCCGTTGGAACATGTTGCACCACATTATGACAGATAATTAAATCAAAATAATCCGAAGGCAATAAATCAATTTTGTCAATGTGGTATACCTGCTGGCACACAGGACGCACACGTTCCAATGCAGAATGACTAATATCTAATACGCTGATTTCAGCTATTTCTGAAAATCCTTTGGTTACGTAACCTAACCCACAGCCGATCTCTAATACACGCATACCTGGAACTATTAAATCTTTGACATTTAAAAATTCTATTGTATCTTCGTATGTACATCCTGACAAAGATCGTATATTATCTTCTTTGTGTTGTTGTTCCCAAAAATTTTGATTATGCTCCATGATTTCCTAACAAAATGCTTATTACTGTGTTGCTAACATTGGTTCTTGCATATTCTGCCGGGACAGGCCATGCTCGATCACTAAGTTTCATTGCTTGGTATCCAGCAATAATATTGTTGGCTTCTAATCCTGTCACAATATTTGAACCACACCAAACTGTTTCAGGACGTTCGGTTGTTGCTCGAATAGTTATAGTTGGGATCTGAAACAAACACATTTCTTCTTGTACTGTGCCGCTATCGCTAACCGCCATGTAGCTGTTTTTCTCTAATTTTACAAAATCAAAGAATCCCATTGGGTCAGTTAGTGTAATTCGATTACCTATGTGCATGTCCAAGTTGCGCAGACGTTGTTTTGTTTTTGGATGGCAACTGAACACCACGGGATATTCTTGTGAGATATGATCTAATGCATTAAAGATATTGCGTAGCCGCACAGGGTTATCAACATTTTCAGCACGATGTGCAGTGGCTATAATGTATTTGTCTTGTTGTACCGTTAATTGAGTTAGAATGTCACTTGCCTCAATTTGATCATGATAGTAATCCAGCACTTCTTTAATTGGGTTACCAGTTACAAATACCCGGTTGTTTTGCGCACCTTCCCGTAACAAATTCTGTCTACTGAGTTCAGTGTAGGGCAAATTAACAGTGCTAATGCTATCAATTAAACGTCTATTCTTTTCTTCTGGTACTAGCATATCGTAACAACGATTACCAGCCTCCATGTGATAAACGGGCACTCCCATTCGTTCACACACAATGGCACTCAGACCCGAGTTAGTATCACCCAGCACTAGAACAGCATCTGGTGTAAATTTGTTAATATATTGTTCCACACCAACCATGATAGCAGCCAATTGTTGTCCTATTGAACCTTGGCTGACTAACACATGATCTGGCTTTCTAAGTTTTAACTGCTCAAAGAATATGTCATTAAGGGTGGCATCATAGTTTTGTCCAGTATGCAAAACATGATGATCACACAAACTGTCCAACTTGGGCATGATTCTAGACAGTCTAATTATCTCGGGTCGAGTTCCTAGAATAGTTAATATTTTACGCTTCATAAAATCCCACATAGTAATTTTCAAATCCACGCAAGTACACTCTGGTAAACCCATTGAAGTCGCTAGGCTTCCATAAACTTTTGTGTAGGTCTAGCTTGTTTCCGTGACACCACAATGTTGGATTGTCAACATTTTCTTGATTTTCTGTCCAAATAGCTTCCAATGGCGTTAACAAAAATACTTTTTTAATAACTTGTTTTTTACATTCCTCAATGAGTCTTAGACCTTGTTGCTTGTCAATGTGTTCAATAAAATCCAACATCAGGATATAGTCAAACTGATCTTTTACAATGTCTGTCAAGAGGGTGGTTTCAAGATTTGCTACAATATCAGGTTCTACCCAGGCCCATCCATCCACTGTAAGAACCCGACTGCATTGTGATCTTAATGGATCAGAATACATTTTGGGACCACATCCTAGATCTAACACAGTACTGGCATGCTCAATAGCACCCATCAGATACCCCACAAGAAGATCATTGGAAAACGCTCTTTTGCCTTTAATTACATGTTTCATCTTGAAATCCTTGTGTTATTGTTGATAGTAAGTTGTTGTATTGGTTAATTGTTGACGGTACAAATTTATTTTCAAATTCTTGGGATCTTGGATGGCCAGCAAACCAATGGAATCCAATTGTACGTCTGTTGTTTATCTTTTTCTGTATGTGTTGATCAACTTCCTGATAAAACAACTCAATCTGTTTGCTGGTGATTGAATAAACACATCTCTTGTCAAGAAATGCAAAGGTATTGTTTTTAAAATGTTCAGAGAGACTTTCAAATGTTGGGTAGTGTACATTGATCAAATCACTGCCCATGCATTGATATATTTTTGGGTTGTATGATTTTCTTGCAAGTATTCCAATTTGTTGAAAAAAATTATTATTTTTTTTAGACAACAAAAACCCAACTGTGTGCCTGGTTGATCCTGGTAATGGGCACAATATTGTATCAACTTCGGTGTTTTCCAACACATTCTCAACAATGTTCAACATTGGTTTTGTGTACAGAATATCAATGTCTGACCAAAGGCCCCCGTGTTCATCTAGTAGTTTCCATCGTAGGAAATCACTTTTGTGTACTTCGTGAGCCAAATTGTCAAATTGGTATTTGCCGAAGTCATGCTTTATAATTTTTAAGTTGTCAATGGTTTCTAGATTGCCAAACCAGTCACTTGTTATTTGTACATTTTTCTGATGAAACGATTCCCACTCAGGCTGCTTCTCACTCACCACTGTTGGTACATGCACTTGTATTTCCCAGTCAGGATTAACCATTCTAAATGACTTGGCTGACATAAATCTCAGATACGATAACTTGGCTCCGCCCCAGTAGAAGTGTGCTATCTTAGGAATTTTTGTCAAATGCCACATATGTTATTACCATTGTTTGCAACATGTACCTGTAGATTATCTTTAATTTGCGCCCATAATTCTCGATTGTTCACTGTGACCGGGGGGTTGTGGGGGTTGTTGTAGGTTTTTCTATGATACTGATGTACCACCCATGGATCTTCAACAAATTTTAAATCTAATCCCAGTGCTTTCACACGATAGATAAATTCAACATCATCCATGTCTTGACCTTGGGAAAACTGTTCGTCAAATCCATTTAATTTGACTAGATTTTCACGTGTGATTGCTGTAGTAAAGTGGTATGCATATGGACGTTCAACAACATGATTATACCATCGAGATTTTTTATCAGTAAACATTGGCAGCGGGTCACCATGTTGCATTACTCTAGTTTCTGATTTGGTTGCGGCATAACAATGGAATGTAAGATAGTTGTTGTCCGTTAAATTGTCTAACGTGTACTGCAATACATCCCCCATGTGACAGCACTCGGGGTTCTGAATGACGACAACCTCTCCACGGCTGGCACGGAATGCTGTGTTATATGGCACGCATGGATTACAATAATCTTTTTTACTTCTTTCGTCAGACATTTTTATAACGTTGATCGGCAAGTGTGGAAACTCACGTTGTATGGTGTCTAGCTGTTCGTCTGGGTCGCAAAAATCCTCAGCAATAACAATTTCTAAGTCTTTAACCTGACTTTGGCTTATGGTTTTGAGAGTGTATCTAAGTTGATCTCGTCGATTAAAATAACTCATTACAATTGATATCATTACATGTACCTTTTTAATTCTTGCTGGAACACGTCTAGCTCCTTGCGTCTACCTTTGGCAGTCCAGATAGCACTGTCAGGATTCATTCGCCAGTCAATATAGTCCAAGGGTAGCAGTCCTCGACGATAGCGTGGCACAATGCTGTCA